CTATACTTTCCAGAATCCCTTCTAAGAGGGCCCTAGAGCCCTCAATCGAAAAGGAATCTGTTGCAGCCGAGTAATCACCAGAGATCCAAACATCCCCTTCACTAGATTGCTCGAAGAGACGCTGGATAGCAGTCTCCAATCTATTTGTGCCGTGTGTTAAGCAAAACTGAGGGTAGTCCCCCAGTGCCAGCCACATAGCACGTTGAAGAGGTTTAAGACAAAATGTGTCTCCTTTTCCCGCTGTAATTGTCCTCACCTTTAAAGGCTCTGGGACCGGCTCTACCCTTACGGGGAGCGGACCTACAGGAGGATAAGCAGGGAAGGTTAAACACTTTGTTGTTCCCGTTCCCACTTTCGGACTGAGAGATTCGGTAAAACCGAATTCTTCGATGTCTTCAAGTAGGGGATCTAGAACAGAAGTGTCTTGACACGTGTCTACAACTGTTTGGATCCACTTCTGGCGAAAGTTCTCATGGTATTTACGTCGTAACTTGTAAAGGTTACGGGCGAACGAATAATCTTCAATCAAGGGAATCCATTTATTTTGATCCCCTTGATCGCTGAAATCCGTTTTACGTTGAAAGTACTTATTTTCAACCATATTTCTCCCTTGGGTTTTTACATCTCGTTTGAGAATGTTACCAAGGTTAGACCTGGGAAAGTACAGGTTCTCATCTCTAATCCATCTTGGATGACTTCTCAATTGATAAAGAGAATTGTCCTCTACAAGAATAGGGAAATGGAACCTCCTCCAAAAGGAGGCATCATCGATAATCGGATTATTGTCATAAACAAACCTCAATCGAGAACCATATTTTAGGTTCGATGTCGCAATGACAATCGGACTGTTAAACATAGTTCCTTTGAGGGGTAGATCGGCCATAGGAACGGTATAAGGACAACAAGAAACCAGAGTTTGAAACTCTCGGATATCGTGTCCATCCTGGGACTGACCTAAGTCATCAAAGATGACAATAGGTTGCCCAGTATAACCATCCCAATGTTCGACATGACAAGTTCGTTCAAAAGTTAAGTTTTCTGCAGTCACGCCAGGGAAAAGGATCGAAAGTTCCGACACGATTTTTTTCAGTCGGGTACTTTTTCCTTGTCCTGGTTGTCCAAAGAGTCCAATTACAAAGGGTTCCATGCGATCGTTCGGATCCTCCCGGTTGGGAAGATCACAGAGACGGTTGTTGAAAACCAAATCTCCTTTTACCCCACCTGAGTGGCGAGGGAATTGGAAGGTAGCTTTGTTAGTTGGAAAAAAACCTTCATTAGCTTTATAATATTTAGCTACGTGGACACCGAATTCTCGACCCGTTTCTCTTAATTGAGATAAGGTCAAGTCATCTAGTCCACGATGAGGTTTACTCAGTTGGTCTCTGTGTTTAATGAGAGTCTCGAGAATAAACTCCTCGGGAACCTCTTGACACAGAGACTTCGACTGTAGACAACTAAAGCAAAATGTCACAAGACTATCCGGAGGGAGAATTCTTTGAATCCCCTTCCATATTTCAGGAGGGAAGAGTTCAATTGAATCACCTTCCGGAACTTCGTCTTGTTCCATAGCTTTACTTACCATGA